GAGCGCGGTTTCTTCTTCGATTACTCTCACTCCATGATTGTATCCTGCCATTGTCTTATACTCCCTTCTCTTTGATGTACTTCTCTACTTTTCTGTAACAGATTTCGAGAGCTGTGTTTTTGGTTTCGATTTCTTTTTTTGCTTTTGCCAATTTTGCAATCGGTACTACCAGAGCTCCGATTGCAGGCACTGCCTTGATTTCCTTCTGCAGTTCTACCGGCAGGCCATTATTGAAAACTGTGTTCTTTGTTGCTACAGCCGGAATTGTAGGTCCGATATACATTACCAGCTCTTTTCCTGCTGTTTTTGTCTCTTCCACTGCCACAGTTTCTTCTGCTGTGGTCTCTACTGCTTCTGCAGTTGTGGTCTCTTTTGCTTTACTCATGCGAGTGGGTCCTCCCTTCTGAATTCTGCTGTTATCCATTCCATGTACATGGCTCCGAAGAAATATGGAAATGTCTCTTCGTCCTCATCGGGCAGCGCCCATGTCATTTCATCTCCGGCCTCGTATCTGTCTTTCAGCACCGGATTTTTTCTGAATCGCTCTCGGATTTTCTCAAACAAATTGAGGATGGTTTTGTGGCCATCTGCCTTGAGCGAATCATCAAATATTCCTGCAATCAAAACTGTCTTGATAACATGAGCAGCTTCTGCGCTCTCGGATTTTCCAGAATCTAATCGCACGATGATGTACGGAAAATTCTCTTGAAGTTCTTCGTCCTCATCGTCCTCATCCAGCTCTGCATCCTCCTCTGTCGGTTCGACTTTCTTAATCTGCCTCATCGGAAGATTTTGCTCAAATACATTGAGCTCGGCATATCCTCCAGCAGGATTTTTGAATGTCATCCCTGCTGCAAGTTGCCGAATTTCTTCTGCGAGGTCTACCTGTAATTCGAGTGCTACCATTTGCTATCCCTCCAGTAATGCTTGTATATGCTTGTTGATATTTGCCTTTAGATTCTCTGCAATGTCCGGCTCGACAATTCCGTACACTTTTTCTTCGTTTCCAATCATCGTAGGGATGGATGGAGACAGCAGTTTTTTGATAAATTCTTTTTTCGGATTGCTCTTCATCTTCTTTCCCGGTACTCTCTGCACCACTGCCACATGCCCACTTCTGAATTTTGTAATAAATGCTTTTACTCCACCCACTTCCAGTGGTTTGAGGCTTCCACTCTTCAAAACCTTACCTTTTGTGAGGCTTGGTCTATCTGCTCCTGTTGCATATCGGTTCGGGGATACTTTGAAATCTCGCAATTCCTGCACTTGTCCGGTTGCTGTGATAATCGCTTCTGGCTTTCTCACAGTGGCATTTTTAATTTTCATTGCCTTGTTGAAACTTCCGGATTTTACTGCGTATTTCTTCTGTGCTTCCGAAGCAAGCTGTTTCCTCGCCTGCTTTGCTGTTTCATTGACAGCTTTTTTCATGACTGTAGGCGCTTTGCTCGATAAATCTCCGAGCTTCTGCTCGATGCTTTTCAGTGCATTGTCTTCTACCTTGAATTCAATCACGATTTATTCGCCTCCAGTGTTATCGAATATATTGCTCCCTCTCGGATTGCATCTGCCACTTTGTACTTCTTTCCATCAAGTTCCAGGAGCCTTCCGATTTTCGGGAGTCTTCCGAATTCCGCAGCCGATACATAAAAAAGCACTTGCTTCTGGGATATCCCTTCTTCAAGTGCTTTGTATCGTTTTTCTCTTTCTAGGTGCTCGTTATTGTCGATGATGATTGTCATCGACTTTCCGTCCACCATGTGCTCTTCTGCAAATTCGTCCTTGTTTAGGAATACATTCTCTGCATCATTCCGCACAATATCTTTGAATGTTGCCACTACTTCTTCTTGCCTTTTCCTTTGGCTCCAGATTTTGGTACTCTTCCCACCAGGTCCTCTGTCGATGCCGGCACTGCTGTTCCTGCAAGTCCTGCCTGTGCGGATGCAGGTACCGCTTTCACAGCTTTGCCATCCTCAGTCTTCCAGACTGCTGTTCCTGCTGCCAGCCATGCATCATTCATATCGAGGTTGTGAGTCGGCAATACATCTCCCGGCTTGTACTGATGAGACTCAAACAGAATCGGGTACACTGCCACAAGTCTCATTTTTTCAGTTGCACCGGTGCAACTTTCGCTTTCTTCTGCTCCGGTGCCTTCGGTTCCGGTGCCTTCGGTTCCAGTGCCTTCGGTTCCAGTGCCTTCTGCTCCGGTGCCCTCTGCTCCAGTGCCTTCGGTTCCAGTGCCCTCTGCTCCAGTGCCTTCTGCTCCGGTGCCTTCTGCTCCAGTGCCTTCGGTTCCAGTGCCCTCTGCTCCAGTGCCTTCTGCTCCGGTGCCTTCTGCTCCGGTTTTGAGCACTTCTTCCTCTGTGCTGGTTGTGTTGTTTTTATCGCTCATATGGCACCTCCTATCCGAGGAGCTTTACGAGCACAGTACTTGCCGATTCCGCTGCATCCTGCGCTGCGTATCCTGCAGGAGTGTTGTTATCGGCAGTCGCTGTGATGGCGCTACCATCGAAATATACCGCAGTGCCCATTGTGATTGCTTCGCCTTCTGCCTTTGCAATCTCAAACACACCTGTCACATGCAGTGAGCCTGTCTGACCAGGCTCGATTGCGGTACCTGCCACACCGATTCTTGTTGCGATGGGGATGATGGTGTTTTCCTCAATGACTGCAGTTGTGTTGTTCTTATAGTCGAGAGATTCGCCTCTCTGCCAGTATGTTGCCTTCATGCTCGTTTTCCTCCTTCCTTAGTTATGCCAGTGGATTCTCTACAACGATTCCAGGGTTCTTCACAGCTCCTCTGTAATCCATTACAGTGATGCCCCAGTCGAGATAGATATCCCATACGAAGCCGAGCTGTCCAGGAGCTTCCATTCTTCTGATTGTAGGAATTTCCTGTCCGTTGAGGTAATCAATCTCAATGAAATCGGTATCACTCTGTGCGCCGATGAGGAACCATGGCATTGTCTTGCCGAATCCACCGCAAAGTACATTGATTGTAGGATCTTCTACAACTTCAATCATCTCTCTGTATCTGTAGAGAGGATTCTTTGCCTGGGTGTTGCCGGATGTGTTGATAGTCTCGCTATATAACATCGTGTAGATGTCAAATGCATATCCAGCAGGTACCACAAGGACTGCAGGATTTACGATGATTGCCTCTCCAAACTGGTCAGTCTGGGTCTGCAATGCCATAATCATCTTCTGCAATGCCTGCTGTGTCACTCCGGTACCGGATGCGAGCACGTTCTTGTGTGCAGCAGAGAATAAAGGTGTGCCATCATAAATTGCAGGGTTGTTGCAAAGAATCTGGTATACCTGCTTATTCTGAGTCTTTCTTGCGGATGCTGCATACTTTGCAGGTACCTTGGACAAGAAATCGATATCGTCATTGATGAATGCCTGACGAGTCATAGTAAACTGGCGACCATAGGTCTTCAATTTTCTCGTAGGCATCTTCTCATCGCCCGGCTTGTCCTGCTTTAATTCGCCACCTTCCGGCACTTCCAGAAATTCTCCTGCAGGGCCTGCGAGATAATTGTTGTCATGTGTCTTGAAGTCCTTGAGGCTGCCTTTCTTTGTGAATTTGTCAAAAGTCACATTGACAGAGCGATGGCCTTCCACATATGCCTTGTTGATAGCTGTGTCCATAATTGCAGTGAATGCAGAGGATGGATTGAAATATGCTCTCTGCAACATGTTGAATAACTCATCTGAGCTTCTTCTGTTCAATCCGGTGTGGCCTTCTGCCTGCAAAGTCTCGATTGCGAGGTCTCTCAAGGATAAACTTCTGAGCTCGTTTGCTCCAGGTGCAGGATTTGCGATATTGAGACCGCCTCTCATCAAAAGAGCATCTGCTGCTGCTGCTCTGAATTTATCCTCTGCGCTGACTACTGTTGTGACATCTGCATGCGCTCTTGTTCCGACAGGCTGATGGCTGTTTCTCATCTGCTCGATGATTGCAGTTCTTACCTGGTCAACACTCTGACCGCCTGTGATGTAGCTGTCTGCTTCCATGCCGAATTCTCTGCATAATGTAGTGATTTCAGATGCTCTCTGGCGCTCTGCCTGTACAGCATCTTCTGTCTGTGCACCTTCCTGTGCCTGTCTCTCTTCTGCCTCAATCTGAGCAGTGAGTTCCTCGATTTCTCTCTGCAGGGAGTCAAGTTCTGTCTGCTCTTCTGCAGTGAGGTCTCTTTGTTCAGTTCTTGCCTGGCTCATAATTGCCATCTGGCGAGCGATTTTATCGCTCCGTTTCTTTCTTGGATCCATTCCTAGTGTCCTCCTGTTAAATTTTGGTTTATTTTTAGCTGCCATTCGTAGAACGAGAGCGATCTACCTTGTGTCTGTGGTGTGGAATTATTCAATGGTTCTTCTTCCATTTCTCTTCCCACTCCCACTGTAGGGTCTGCCGGCACCGATACGATTGATATTTCGTATGGTGTCCATTTCTTTGCAATCTCTGCCGGTCCTGTGAATCTACCATCTGCCGATTTCTTATTCGGAGCGATTTCTTCCCAGGCATCCACTCTGTATCCGACCGATACTCCTTTGAGTGTACCGCTTTTGACTTTCTGATAGATTTTTTCTGATTCATCGTCTGAATCGAATTCGATTTCCGCGCATCCTCTGCTGTTCTCTACCCACACACGATTCACTTTTCCGATTACTCGGTCTCTGTTGTGGTTGAAGAGTACGCATCCGATTTCGCTCAATCTGGTCAAATCTATCGCCCCTTCCGAGTGGTCCAGGACTTCAATTCCCCAGAATCGCTCGTATGGTTCTTCGCTTGAAAAACTCAGCTCAAATTTTCGCTCGTTTCCGTCGCCCTCTAATGCTCTGAGCGAACAGATAGCAAAATCTCTTGTCAGCTGATTTTTTCTACTGGTTGCTGCCTGCTGTGGTTGTTTTGCCATTTCCCATCACACCTCCTAACTCCACACCTTTTTCTCTTGCATATTCCAGGACTTCTGCCATATCGTCAATCTGGTCTCTCCAGTCTCTTCCAGATTCTGCTGCAATCTGTTTGTATGTCTTCTGTCCTGTCTGCAGTGCAGTCTTGTTTGCAGTTGACTCTTTTGCAGGGTCAATCCATCTCTTTGGTTCCTGAATCCATTCATGATTCATGTATTTATCTTTATTTCTCCAGAAATCCTCGATTTGAAGGACTCCTGCAAGTACTGCCGATATGAGGAATGTCTCGTATACTTCATCTGCCACCTCCAGCGCCATCTCTTTGTCTTCGATGTATGTCAGGTCATCTTCAATCATTCCTTGCCTTGCTGATGAATAATTGCTCTCTGACATATCTCTGCTGGTTGCTTCGTAGCTGATGCCTTGGCCGGCACCTATCATTCTCTGCTGCAGTTTCACAAAGCTGGTTGCATCTGTTGCCTGACCTGCCGGATTTACTGTTTCCACCTCATCTCCCGGATTCAAATACTTAATCATTCCCGGAGTGAGAGTTTTTCCGTCATAATTGAATTTTGTGTCTTTGGTTCCTGTTCTTCCGTATCCTCCTGTCGGTGTTGCTTGCTTAATGAACACTGACAGGCATGCAGCAATTCTTTCTTTGACAGACACTGCTGTCATGAATTCGTTTGTGTCTCGAATTCTGGATACTGTTGGAGCCATGTCTGAAATTTCTCTGATTTGTGATGGTCTCTTCTTTGAGAACACGAAAATCATGTCTTTTGCTTCTATGTACACCGGTTGCGAAATATTGATTCCGTCCAGGTTGTACTGCTTTATCCAGTACCCTTCTGCTCTGTTGTATTCGTTGAGCTCGATGCCTCCGACTACTTTATTTCCGCTTTTCTTCGGCATCGTCTGCGAAATGTCCAGCTCATCCACTTCCAGGCACTGCAATTTGAATGGCAGCATCCCTCCGGTAGTGAATACCTTGTGGATGAGGATACCGCCATCCACCTTTTTTCTCTGTTCTACCATTCGCATTATCTGATTGAAGCTCTGTGTCGCGGTCACATCGCAGTTGATTTTCTTTGTCCACTTCTTCCAGAGCTTCTCGATTTGCTTGTTCAGCTCCTCATCTCCAGTCTTTACCTGGAGATTGTATCCTGCTCCTACGACATTTCTCTTGTATGCTCCGATGACAGAATTTGCGATATCTGAATTTCTCTCCAGGTCTCTGGCTCTAGCTCTTACAGTATCTCTGCTTCCTCTATCTGTGTACTCCGCGGAATCATTGAGTGCTCTCCAGTGAGCATTCAGCCGGCCATAATCTCCGGCATCGTAATTTCTTAATTCTTCCAGGCTCTGTCTCCATGCTGTTCTCTCGTATCCTGCCTCTGGAGAGATGAAGCCTATCAAATTATCTAACCAGTTCCCCATCTTTACCTCCTGTCGAATACAGCGACCACTGTATTGTCAAACAAATCTCCACTGCTTCCTGCTGCGATTTCTGCTTCCAGCTCCGTTCTCATGGCTCTGAGCTCAGCTAAATCTGCACGAGTGAGCTGTCGGGAGCCGATTTTGTATGATTGTCCACCGATGAGCACTGTTCTGATTGCACTATTTACCTCTTTGAGCAATTCCTCTGTGGACATATTTCCTAATCCTTCAAGTGCCATTTTTACTCTCCTATCCATGACTCATTCTGTTGTATCCAGCTTTCTTCTGGTCTCTCGGTGTTTTCTGCCTTTTCCGGTTCTTCATCTTCTCCATCCGTCAAATGCATCATTCTGACTCCCAGAGTATCTGCTGCTGCCATCGCGTACACTTCCGCATCCAGGTAGTGGTTGTCTGCGTGGCTTGTTTTTTGTACCCATACAAGAACAGTCTTTTTTCCGTTCTTTACACTGACTTTGTGCTCTGCTGTTACCTGTTCCGCGTATTCCTCATCGCATCCCTGGTATACCATCCACGAGCCTACTCCATTTTCTCTTCTCATTCTCGCAGCAATCATGTCTTTGTATTTTCCACCATCTACAATGACGAGATTCATTCCGTATGCTTTAGAATTTGCTTTGTTTACTGTCGAAAATTTGTAATGGCTCTGCATTGGATTGCTGGCACCTTTTACCGGCAATGCCCACTCTGAATTGTTAGCGCAGAAATCGTATACATCGTCTGCATTGTATCCGGAGTCGATGAATGCAAGGTTGACCACTTGCGCCTCTCCATTCTCTTTTCTGTACTCCAGATTCATCACTCGCTCAATATCATTGAGGCTGTATGCTTGGCCATGTGCTATATTTTGACTTGTGAGATGGTTCCCCCATGCTCTGATAG